CTATTTTCGGTTCTGAAGGAGCTTAATAACTAATTTATACTAGGCGTAGCAATACGCCTAGTATATTAACCCAAAGACTGCGAAAGCAGACTATTTTAAAAGGAGATAGACATATGGGAACAACTACTTTTTCCGGCCCAATTAAAGCTGGAACTATTAAAGAAACTACAGGTACTACTTTAGGATCTGATATTAAAAATACCGGTCAAGTCATTATGGCACAATCTGGTGTAATTGATATTATTGGTGCTTCAGCTAATACTACTGTTGCAACTATTCCAGCTAATTCACAAATTGTAGATGTTATTTTAAACGTAACAACTGTAAGTAATGATACTAATGCTGCTACTGTAACTGTAGGAACTGCTGCAGATGTTGATGCGTTTATTCCATCTTCAAATGTAAAAGCTACGGGTACTACTAGAGGTACTTTAGATACAGAAGCTACTGATATCGGTACAACTGACGCAAATGTTGTTGCGTATTTTACAGGTACAGATGGTGATGGTACTACTGGTGCCGCAACTGTTACTGTAATGTATTTACAAAATAACAATTTAAGCTAATATAGTTTTAGAGGGCCTTCGGGCCCTCATAACTAGGAGAAATTATGTTTGAAAGACTTAGAGAATTAGGTGAAGCTCTAAAAAATTTTGGTAAAACTGGTGATAAAGAACAAGATGAAGAAATATCATCAATAGAAAAATATAAAGAATTTCAAAAAGCTAAAGAAGAATATGAAGATACAGCAACTCAAGAACAAAAAGATATTGCTAGTATAGAAGATTATCCAGGTCAAACTAAAACTGGAGAACAGATTTTAATAGAAGAAGAAAAACAAAAAGGTGAAAAAGACGATTTAGATAAAAAATTAGATAGAATTGGTAAAGTATTAAAAACATTTGGTGAAGATAGTGAACCTGTAACTATTAAACCAGATACATCTATGCTAACTAGGCCTACTAAAGATTTAAACTTACCAGCTATGGATTTAGGAGCAATTCAACAAAAACAATATTTGCAAGGCTTAATACAACAACCTAGTAGCCAAACAAATAGAGTTGATATACTATACGATCAATTAAGAAAACTAGGTTTAATATAAGGAGGAAAATATGGCAGGATCTGATATTTTTGCAAATAGTACATCGACAGCAGGATCGAATGTAGCATTATTTGGAGGACCAACTAGATTAAAAGCATTTATTATTACTCCAACTGCAGCATCAGGAAGCGTTGTTTTTGCAGATGGAGATGTTACTAAATTTGAAGTAACTACAGGAGCAAGTGCTGATAGTGGTCCAATTAATATTAGTTTACCAGACGAAGGAGTAAAATTCACTTCAAACTTACAAGCGAATTTAACTAATGTCGGTGGCGTAACAGTATTTTTTGCATAATGGCTACTTCGGGTACAGCAACATATAATTTAACTGTAAATGATGTTATACAGGAAGCTTTTGATAGAATAGGAGGTGATCCTATTTTAGGCTATGATGTTCGATCAGCAAGACGTAGTTTAAATATTATGTTTAGTGATTGGGCTAATCGTGGTTACAATCAATGGACAGTTGAATTAAAAGATTTATCTCTTACTCAGGGAACGAATACTTATACACTTGATTATGATACAATAGATATTATTAATGCTAATATCTTAGATGGATCAACAGAGTATAGTATGACTAGACTTGGTATAAACGATTATGCTGCTATCTCAAATAAAACTCAACAATCAAGACCTACTCAATTTTATTTACAAAGATTAAATACTCCACAAGTTTTAATTTATCCAACGCCTGATCAAGCTTACACTTTAAGATATTATCGAATGAGAAAAATTCAAGATGTTACTGCTTCAACTGTTAGTGGCGTAGAACAAAATTTAGATATTCCATTTAGAGCTTTTGAATGTATGTGCGCAGGACTTGCTTATTATTTATCTAAAAAAAGACCAGGTATAGATATTAATACTAGAGCTGAATTAAAATTAGATTATGAACAAGCTTATGAAAGATTAATAGCAGGAGATGACTCACCCTCTACTAGAATATTACCTAGTACGAGTTATTATAACTAATGCCACGTTTTGCAGATAGAAGTAATAAACCTCATAGAGCACCACATCAAAAATTTTCAAGTGGTCGTAATGCTAGAGCTATATCTGATCGTTCTGGTATGGAATTTCCCTATAACGAAATGGTATTTGAATGGACAGGAGCTTTAGTACATACTTCTGAATTTGAACCAAAACAACCACAATTAGATTTAACTTATTTTACAGATGCACAATCTTTACAAAATGCTAGACCTCAAGCCAATTTAGCTGCAACGGGAGGTGTTCCTGATCAAATAGAGCTAATCTACCCTTCTACATCAGGTTCTGTTTCTAATATAGGTATAGCACAAGCAAGCACAAATTTGTTATCAACTGATGTAGGAAATGTTACAGTAGTAACATAATGGAAAATAAAAAATTAGGTGTAATGGTCGCAACACCATGTTATGGTGGCCAACTTACAGAAGCGTATCTACATGGAATCTTAGATACAGTTAGAGTTGCTAATAAATATAAATTTCAAATGCATTTAAATACTATGGGTAATGAGAGCTTAATTACTAGAGCTAGAAATACTTTAGTAACACAATTTTTAGATGCTGATGAAAAAGATCCAGAACGATTTACTCATTTAATGTTTATAGACAGTGATATAGGATTCGGTGGAGAAGCTATTTATAAATTATTAAATAGTGATTATGACGTTGCTTGTGGAATTTATCCTAGAAAATCTATTGATTGGAAATCAGTAGATGCTTTTGTTAAAAAAGGAGAAGTAAAAGATTTAGAACAAAAAGCTTTAGGGTATAATTTAAATTTCGCAGAACCTTTAAATATATCTGTTAAAAAAGGTTTTACCGAAGTTATGGACGCTGCAACTGGTTTTATGTGTATTAAAAAAGAAGTATTTTATAAAATGAAAGAAGCTTATCCTAATCTTAAATATACATCAGATCAAATTATTAACAATGAACGTTTTTCTAGTAATAATTGTTACGCATTTTTTGACTGTATTATTGATGAAAAAAGTAATAGATATCTATCAGAAGATTATGCTTTTTGTCGTTTATGGCAAAAGATAGGTGGCAAAATACATGCTGATGTTACAAGTCCATTAACTCATTATGGTACTTATGCTTTTAGAGGCAATGTATGGAGCAAATTTGATGTAAAAGGAGCAGATAAAAATGCCGATGACGTACAGCAGTCTAAAGACTGATATACAAACCTGGGCCGAAAATACTGGAACTGACTTTAACGCTCAGTTAGATACTTTTATAGATAATACTCAAACTAAATTATCAAGAGATATTGATCCAGTAGGTTTTAATGAAAATGTTACTTCTTCAATGACTGTTGGAGATAGGTTTATAACACTTCCATCTGCTATTGAACCGATGCTTTTAAACTATTTAAATATTATAAATAGTGATGGAAACAGAGTATTTTTAGAAATTAAACCAATAGAATATCTACAAGAGTATTGGCCTAATGCTTCTATTACATCTCAACCACGATATTTTGCTAATTTTGATGATACTACATTATATGTGGCTCCTACTCCAGATGCTGCTTATACTATGGAATTAGGTTATCAAGGAAGAATTAATCCGTTATCTAATACTAATACAACTAATTGGTATACAGACAATGCTCCTGATGCTCTTTTATATGGTAGTCTAGCTGAAGCAAATCTCTTTACAAAGAACATAGAAGACTATAATATCTATAAACAAAGATATGCCGAAAGTGTGGCTGCTATCAATAATGAAGCTCGTAGAAGAAGAAGAACTGACTATAAGTTTCCTGGTAGTCCACTAGGCGAAAACACTTTAACTGGAGGACAATAAACTATGGCCATATCTCAAGCGATCACAGTTTCGTTCAAGCAGGATTTAATGTCGCCGGGTGGAAACCTAGAGTCACAAACATTAAAATGTGCATTATACGATAATACTGCGACTTTGAATGAAAACACTACAGCGTACATTACTTCTAATGAAATTTCAGATAGCGGTACTAACTATGTTATAGGTGGTGAAACTTTAACCAACGTTACAATAACAGTTGATGGAACTACAGCTATTTTTGATGCTGATAATGTTTCATGGGCTAATGCAACTATTTCTGCTCAAGCTGCATTAATTTATAATGCAAATAATAGTAACTCATCAATTGCTGTTTTAGATTTTGGTGGAGTTAAAACATCTACTAACGGTACATTTGAATTACAGTTTCCTAACGCAGACGCTACTAACGGCTTAATTAGAATAGCATAAGGAGAAATTCCTTATGGCCAATATTACTGGTTATAGTAGAGGCACTTGGAATCAAGGTGCGTGGAATGAACCTATACCTGTTGAAGTAACAGGACAAATTTTAAATGCTAATACTGGAAATGTAACTGTATTAGAAGGTGTAGGAAATTTAGTTTCAGTTACTACTAATTTAATTAATATTGATGTTGGTAACGTTACTCTCTCTATAAGTTCTTTTCTTCCAATAACAGGAGAAGAATTAAATATATCTCAAGGAAATACAATAATTAGTATTTCTCCTAATATTAACATAACAGGAGAAGAATTAAATATATTCCAAGGAGAAGAAAGTGTAATTGCATCTTCTTTAACTGATATAACAGGAGAAGAATTAAATATATTCCAAGGAGAAGAAAGTATAGCTGCATCTTCTTTAACGAATATTACTGGAGAACAATTAAATATATCTCAAGGGTTTATTTCTATTCAAGCTGGAGGATCTGTTACAATTCAAACTGGTCCAGAAATAGATTTAGAAGTATCTTTAGGAAATGTACTTATAACAGCAGATAGTTTTACAAATGTTACAGGAGAAGAATTAAACGCTGATACTGGAAATGTAACGATTAGTGGTCAAGCTATTTTTGATATAACAGGCTCAGAGGCAAATATAACTGTTAATACTATAACAGTAGCAGAAGGAACAGGAGTTATTATAACTGGATCTCAAGTAAATACAGCTATTGCTACTCTTAAATTTTGGAATCCAATTGAACCTACTATTATAGAAAATTGGAATCCAATTCAACCCGCTAATACGGAAATTTGGAATACAATTCAATCCACTAATACTGAAATTTGGAGCAATATTCACTAGACAAAATATGACAAATAGTTATTATTTACAATATATAAAATTAGGAGTATAAGTACCTATGGCATCAACATTTACATCAAGACTAAAATTAGAACGTCAAGGATCTGGAGAAAACGCAAATAATTGGGGTAATTTAGTTAATTATGTTTTTAATAGAATTGATAGTTCAGTAAAAGGTTATGTATCTGTAAATGTTGCTGGTTCTTCTAATGTAACTTTAACATCAAATAATTCTACTACAAATACAGATGATTCTACTACAGATGATCAAGTACATAATGCTATATTAGAATTTACAGGTGCTTTAACAGGAAACATTAATGTATTTACAGACGCTGTGGAAAGTAAATACACGGTATTCAATAATACAAGCGGTTCATACTCATTAACTTTTGCTCCAACTGGAGGAACAGGTGTTGAACTGACTCAAGGTACAAAAACTTTTGTTTACACAGATGGCACAACCATGGTAGATATAATGGCAAATTTAGGAGCAGTGAACGCAAGTTCTTTGTCAGTAAATAATAGTCCAGTAGCAACAGCTGGTTTTTCTGTTGCCATGGCAATAGCGTTATAGGAGAAAATATATATGGCACAAGATTTTGAATCAACAGGCGCACAGATAAGTAATACTGAGACGACTTTATTAACCGCAGATTCTGATGATGCAATTATTGGTTTAAGATTAACCAACATTACAGCATCAGCAGTCACGGTTGATGTCTATATTGATAAAGGTGGTTTAGGAACAGACAGATACATTGCTAAAGATTTAAGTGTTCCACCCGCAAGTTCTACTGAACTTATAACAGGTGGTTCTAAAATTGTTATGCAAAATGCAGATGTGTTATATGGTTTAGCCGATACCGCATCAAGTGTTGATGTATGGTTAAGTCGAGTTGATAGTATTAGTACATAGGAGAAGTCATGGATAGTTTATACACGACAACTTACATTGGAAATAAACCAGGTGCTGAATATATTTATACGCACGCTGAAACCATTAATAATATTTTAACTATTGAATCGGCAGTCCTTGCAGGTCCAGTTACTTTCGCAGAAACGGTAACTGTAACAGGAACCTTGGTAATTGTATAATGAGTGAATTAAAAGTAGATAAAGTCTCACCAAGAACAGGTACTTATGTTTCTTTAAATACCGTTGGTTCTAAGAACATCATCATCAATGGGGATATGAGTATTGCTCAGAGAGGAACTTCTGCAACTGGTTTAGGAAATGGAGATAGTGGTTATCATACTGTAGATAGATTTAAGTTTGTAGAAAACAATGCACCAACTTGTGAATTTACACAAACACAATCAACTGATGTACCAACTGGTCAAGGTTTTGCAACTTCATTAAAAATGGATTGCACAACTGCACAAGGAAGTTTAGCTGGAGATGATTTTATCTATATTAATACAAGTGCTGAAGGACAAAATTTACAATATTTAAAAAAAGGAACAGCTAATGCTTTATCTTTAACTTTATCATTCTGGGTAAAATCAAATAAAACAGGGACATATATTTTTGAAATTATTGATAGAGATAATGACAGAGCAATATCTAAATCATACACTATTTCATCAGCATCAACTTGGGAGAAAAAAACTATTACTTTAGATGGAGATACAACAGGAACTTTAGATAATGACAATGCTAGAAGTTTTGAAATAATATTTTGGCTATTAGCTGGTGCAAATTTTCAATCAGGTACTTTACAAACATCTTGGAATACAAGAACAACTGCTAATGATGCAGTAGGTCAAGTCAACCTCGCAGATAACACAGCTAACGAATGGTTTATTACAGGCGTACAATTAGAAGCTGGAACAACTGCATCTGATTTTGAGTTCTTGCCTTATGATGTGAATTTAAGAAGATGTTACAGATATTGTTATAGAATCAATGGTAATGCTGTTGATGACGTACTAACTGGTGGAGCAGGGCCTGCTACCACAACTTCAAGAATAGATACAGCAATACAGTTTCTAGTTCCAATGAGAGCAATACCTTCTGTTTCAGAAGCATTACTTGAAGTGTACCCAGGAAGTACCGCTGGTTCTTTAGGTTCTATTTTTGATAATGACGGAACAAAAGATATTACTACTATAGGTTTTCAAATTAATGCAGATAGTGGAAGTCCATTTACTCTTAACAATTTTTATCTTGTAAGGTGTGATGCAAACGCATCAGCTTTTATAGAATTTGATGCGGAGTTATAATTATGATTAATAGTGTAGAAAAAATATATAGACCAGATAATTCAGGAAAATTCTGTTTTAAAGTAATTGACACAAATAACAAAATTATATTTGTACCAAATAACAAAACAAACCGACACTACCAAGCAATACAAGAATGGATTGCAGCAGGAAACACGGTGATTGATAACGGAGGAAATAGTTAATGGCATCTATATTAAAAGTAGACACGATCCAGGATCAAAGCGGCAATAACATTATCAATGAAAATGCTGATACGATCACCATTGGAGCATCAGGGGATACGATTACCGTACCAACAGGTGCATCGTTAACCGTTCCTAATGGAAAAATAACTGGTCAAAACTATCCAGCTTTTGAAGCATATTTATCAGGAGACCAAACTCTCACAGTAGATACTGAACAGCTTATAACTTTTAATGCAGAAAATCTTGATACAGATAGTTCATTTAATACGGGTACATACACATTCCAACCAACTGTAGCTGGTAAATATTTTGTTTATGCACAAGCAAGATTTACTCACGGTGGTGATGATTTAGGTAATATTTATATTTATCTTGTAAATCAAACTGATACTGTAATTGCACTTTCTCTATCAGAAGATAGACTTGCAGGTTATGTTGAAGCTAGAACTCTTAACTTTTCTAAAATTGTAGATATGAATGGTTCAACAAGCACTTTAAGAGTGGGTGCTTTTGCAGAACAACTTGGTGCTGGTGCTATTACATTAAGAAGTAGTGGAACATTGTTCGGTGCATTTAGGATAGGAGCATAACATGGCAAACTTATCAACTAAAATAAAACTATACGCAAATCAGGAAATAGATTTTACAAAAGATGTTAAACTTAAAGATGATGGTCAAGGTCCTTACATCAAGGAATGGAACCTCGCCACTCCAAAACCGACTCTAGAACAATTGAATGCATATGAGGCACAAGCAACTACGTATGAGAACAACCAAAAAATTATTGCAACTAGAAAAGCTTTATATGGAGCGTGGGACAAGCAGCTTGAAGAAATATATGATCATGGTATAGATAGCTGGAAG